TGACCTGGAGAGTCATCCAGCCCTCATTGAGTACGTTATGCGTGAGAGCGGGAAGGATAGGACTACAGTCGAAGGATATTTGGCGCTACCCTACCTTGAAAGGGTGCCATCTGGAAAGGCAGAGCCTGGAGAGTCCATTCAGGAAGCCCTTGTGAAGGCAGGCCGAGAAGGTGGGGCCCTGTACGAACTGAAGCAACAGTTCGTGAGACAGGTTGATGATGAGTGGATATGGGCAATGATGGATTCTGCGCGGTCTTATCGTGGACACGCGAAGATTGAGAAGGGTTTGTATCAAGCAATACGGGAAGGGCAGTTAGTAAAACCAGAAATAGATTACGATTCACTTTATCGAGATATCTTGAGGTCAATCTAGCAACCACTATATGTAGTGTGTTTGACGAAATAGTGTACTATATGCAGAGGAAAAGGAGTGGTAGATATGGTTACATCGACGGAGCCACAGGAAAACGACGATAACGTAGAGATTATCGAAGAAGTCGTAGAGGAAACGGAAGAGGTTGAAAGCCAGGATGAAGAGTTGGTTACGTCCGAAGACGTGCCTTCTGGGGATGCCCCGAGCGGTTCTGAAGGGCTGGTCGATACCCCAGTGGAAACGGTGCAGCAAGAGCCGCCGCCAGAGGCTACCCCAAGGGTTGACCAACGAGCAATAGATGAGCTACAGCAACGCAGGGCTGCTGATGTCCAGCGTGAGTGGCGTGAAAAAGTTGGGCGCACTGCGCGGGCGTATGAGCAGCAGCTTCAGGATCAAGGGTATATGCCAGAGCAAGCGAGAGATCAGGCGCGAAGGTACATACAACAGGAACAGAGATTCCAGAAACAAGAAAAGGAATCTTCAGATATGATTCAGTATGTTCAAGGAAAGCAGCAGGCTGCGGTTCATTTCATGAAAAAGCATGGCTTGGCAAACAAGCAAATGCTGGATGACTTTGCTGCTCTTCAGCAGGCCAATACTCCCGCAGAGATGGGGAGAGAGGCTCAGCGCATGAAACGCGAACGAGCGGTTATCGCGGAGAATGCAAGGCTGAAACAGGGTCGTGTCGCCCCTCAGACCTTTGACAATAGTCAGGGGGCTGCAGAGGTGACGTCGAACCAGGATCGGCTGTTGGAGGCGTATATCAATGGGGATAGATCTGAAGCGGCTGTTAGGGCCGCGCAACGCTTAGCTATGGGCAACTAGTAAAGGAGGCAACAAATGCCACAGGCAGCAACAACTGGTAATCTGGAAAACGCTCAGAGGATTATTATCGCAACAAGTCGCTACACCGAAGAGCATAACGCTCCAGCGATGAATCTGATTGAGCAATTCACCCTACCAAAAGGAAGCAAGCAAGTCACGGTTCCAAAGGTAGGACAAATGAGCATGTCCGACCTTGTAGATGGGCAAGACATCATCGACGAGGAAGAGATCGGCATGACCACGGTAGACCTCACCGCAGCTGAGGTTGGAGCCAGGATCGTTATCACTGACAAACTGGCACGACAGAGTGCCGAGAATGTCTTTTCGATCATAGGCCGACAGCTAGGTGACGGCATGGCACGGAAGAAGGACGCAGACGTAACGGCTTTGTACTCTGGCTTTAGCACCGACATCGGTGCGGCTGGACGAAGCATGAGCCTAGCGAACGTCTCCGCAACCGTCGCATATGCAAAAGGGAACAAGTTCGGATCACAGGTCTACATTGTTCAGCACCCATTTGCGGTGTGGGACATTGCGAACACAGCGGTAACGGCATCGACAACCTACCCAGTTCCGGCTGGATGGTCTGCTGATTTGCTGGGGAACTTCTTCAGCGGCCTTCGGCCCATCAACGGCGTACCAATCTTTGAGGATGGCAACATCACCATAGATAGTTCTGATGATGCGGTTGGTGTGTGCGCAGATCGAAGCGCATTGGGCGTTGTAAAGTCCGTAGACACCAGAACAGAGCGCCAAAGGGACGCATCCCTTCGGGCAACTGAGGTCGTGATAACGGCTGACTATGGTGTATTTGAGCTTGACGACTCCAAGGGTGTCGCACTTACATTGGATGCTGGTACGCCTGCAACCTCATAAGTAGAGGAATAGGAATATGCCATTAACAACGAGGGAACGCACCGAGTTGCGAGAGGAATTAGTTGGACAGGGCTACTCATGGGAATATATTGATGAGTGGCAAGCGAAAACATCTCTGTGGCGTCACCGCGCACAGGTGTCTCCATCTGGTGAGGTTGTGAGTGAGGTTGGCACAAAGCTGGATAACCTTCCTGGGAATCCAGACTATGTGAACAGAAAGGCCCGACAAGGGCTCCTCCGATGGCCCCCAGGTGATTCATGCTCGTGCCGGTGGTGCGCTCAGAGAAAGGGTGAGTCACCTACTCAGGAAGCAACTGCTCCTGATACGGAGGCCCCAGAGCGACCTACGCGTTCGCGCCGAAGGCGACGATTGCTAAGAAGCTAAACCAAGCTAGGTGTAAAGAATACCGTGCCTAGCGTAAAAATTTACAACGGTAACCGCAGGACTTTGAGCCTGCGAAAGGGGATTCGACATGGCATTCCCAACAACGATATTTCTAAGCTATGGCATGGAGAAAGAAGAGACTTCCGAGCAGAAGCAGAAACTCGGGACACGAGCAGTTCTTCCTGACGGTAGGGTATTCTACTATGCCAAGAACTCCTCGGCAGCAATTACACCCGCAGGGAAGATTGTGGATGGTATTGCAGCCGTAGCAGCTCACGACATGGACGTTGCAGCCACGGAAGCGCATTCAGCAGGCGACACGACAATCAGTCTTGAAGTTCCTACCACTGACCTTACGCTAAACCAGTATGCAGATGGATATCTTCTCATCAATGATGGCCCGGGACAGGGAGAAGTTTACAGGATCAAGTCCCATCCGAAGCATGATGCGTCTGCAGACAATACGGTGATCTTCACGATTGATGAGCCAGATGGCATACGGACAGCTCTAACCACTGCATCCCTTTTTGGGATTGCTTATAACCCATACAAGGATGTCAAGGTCATCGACGGTGACGGAACCATGACTACAGGGCCATTGGGCGTGAACCCAATCCCCGTCACGGCTTCTTATTACTTCTGGCTACAGACTGCAGGTATTTCCTCTGTCTTGTCAGGAGCAGCGGTTGCTGTTGTCGGTGACGCTGTAGGCGTTAGCCAAGCATCCGGTGAGTCTGGAGCATTTGACCTGTGGGACGCTTCCTCAGAAGAGGACACCGCTCCTATTGGTACTGCGATGGGTATCCCATCTGTGGACACTGACAACCAGATCGTGATGCTGAGCATACGAAGCTAAATATTGTTAGGCAGGAAGAGGAAATGGCTTCTGATTTATGGACTCCGGCGGGGTCTGCTCATCTTGGGGTAGCCCCCGTCGGGAATAATGCAGAAACAGGTGGCAAGGTCGTTGCACACACCGTGATTGTCAAGGTGAAAGACAGATTCGGCGTTGAGCATAAGCAACGATTGAAGATCCTTGCTGATGAGACAACCTCTCCAAGTGAGGTTGAAGAGATGATGGGAAACGCAGCGGAGAACTTTGTCGCAGAGGTTCGAGCAAAGTACACGAAGCGTAGACCAACAGCAGAAGAGCGCAAGGAAATAGGTCGTGCCTTGAATGAGTTCAACAAGTATGCGAAGAAACGCATTCAGAGTACGAATCAAAAAATTTACTACTAGGAAGAGGATATGACGCAAGAAGCTGATGTTCAGATAGATGTAACAAGTGTTGATATTCAGGCAGCAATACAGAAAGATCCTAGACTTGCTCTCCTGATTCAGAACGCAGCGCTAACAAGGAAGGTTCAAGAACTCGCCCAAAAGTTGGCGGTGATCGAGGAGAATCAAAGGAAGGGCGCGAAAAAGGGAGGCTAACATGCCAAAGGTAGGTGGCAAAGAGTTTCCATACACAGCAGCTGGTCGAGCGGCTGCGAAGCGTCAGTCGGCTAAGACTGGCAAGAAGGTGATGGACAAGAAGAGAAAGAAGAAAGGGGGGTATTAGGCATGGCACGATCAACCCCTAAGCAACTAACCACAAAGCAGAAAGAGCAGCTTCGTGACCCGAAAATGGCAGTCGCGATCCGTGCTGTCAGGCGACAACAACGTGGACGAAGGCAGCCACGACCAACTCCATAGGTGTGAGGAAGTGCTATGCCAGCTATACATGGGAGGACGCGAGAGCAACTCCGACAACACATAGGCCGTACCTTGGGAGCGGTACACATTTCCAGTGCCGCGTCCAATGGATCTACCACTACATTGGTGACTGATACCCTTGTCCTTGGTGGAGCAGATAACCACATAGGATCATGGGTTCGGTTTACATCTGGTGATGATGACGCTGAGACAAGGCGCGTAACGGACTCAGCCATTAGCAGTAATGTCACCACCCTTACGATCAAGCCTGCACTTTCAGCAACATCTTCATCTGGAGATGGGTATGAGTTATGGAAAGGTGATTACAATCCAGATGATATAGATGACTTTATCAACCAAGCTATCATGACAGCTACGGGATGGGTCTATGATCCAATAGAGAACATTTCACTACATGGAGATGGGAAGCAGGCGAGGTTTGATATCCCGTCTGGTATCTCCATGATTTCCAAAGTAGAGTACCGTGACAAGGTAAGCGCCACTCGCATTCATGCAGCTGGGGCTACCTTTGACGAGAAGACGGATTCTGATTTTACCCAGTCGTTAGACACTAAAGATAGAAAACAAGGATCTCAATCGCTGAAGATGGTCATTGCCGCTGGTGCTTCTGCGGGTGATTTCGTCACCGATAGCATCGCAAGCAAGAACCTTTCTGGATATGACACGATTGAGATGTGGGTCAAGAGTACGGTAGCAACAAGCGCAGGGAATCTCAAGTTGCTTCTTGATGATACCGCTTCATGCGCGAGTCCCCTTGAGACATTGAGTATCCCCGCCCTGTCTGCGGATACTTGGACGTTCGTGAGGATGTCCCTCGCAAATCCAGAGACAGACACAGCGATCATCTCGGTGGGGCTAGAGTATGACTCAGACATCGGGGCCTGCACGGTATGGATAGATGACATCTCAGCTGTTGCAAACGACACAGCTGAATGGGCAACACTTGATAGGCGAAACTGGAAGATAGACAAGGAAGCCCGTGACCTTATCCTCATGAGAGATGGTCAGAGCGCAGTAGGGTATCGACTCATCAAGATTACCGGAGGCGACAAGCCAGCGCTACTCACTGCTGATTCTTCAACAACAGAGATTGACGAGGACTACATTATCGCCAATACAATTACGTTGGCACTTCTTGCGTCATCTGGCGGGCCATCCATTGATCCTGATGCGAAGCGCCAGCTGAGTGCGTTCTGGTCTGACCAGGCGCAACGTGCGAGGAGAGCGTTCCCAATGCTCGTCAATGTTAGGTCGGTGGACTAATGGCAACCGTCATCGACACGAATGAGATCTCTCTCAACGGCGTGTATTATCCGATCACACGTCCGGTACGCTCTACACTTGCGTCTATCTATCCAGCAAAAATAGTTATCGGAGATACGACCAAGGACTCACAACTTCGCACCTCTATTATTGAGTGGTCTGATTGGCGTGGTGGGATTGGGATCAACCGGATGGAGGGGGCGGGAGACACCAGCCGTGCCTGGTTCTCAACGTGCCAGCTACGATACAAGAACCACCTTGTCCTTCCTGGGTTCGTTACCGAGAGTGAAACTGAGGATCACGGCCTCTCAGATGCGAGAATAGGAGCAATCAACACGCTGAGTTCTGAGGTCTATGCGGCATGGAATGGGTCTGAGGGCGAGAGTCCGAAGATTTATAAGTACCTAAACGCAAGTTCGACCTGGAGTGAAGAGACACAGAACGCGACCGACCAGGTAACCGATAGTGTCGTCTTCACGAATTCCTCTGGAGTGACCTACCTTGTCTTTGCTCACTACGATTCAAACGGGAGTGGGTATACCCATAAGTCTGACTACACGACAACCCTCAATGGCGCAATCACGAGTACGGGTGCAACGTCAGTGCCCGTGGCAGATGCGAGTGGCCTTGTCGCAGCAGAGACCATCATTGTTGATAGTGAGCATATGACCATTAGTTCCATATCTGGGAACACACTCACTGTCACGCGGGCATCGAACAGCACGACTGCGGCAACCCATGCTAATGCGGCGGCTGTGTCTGTTGGGTGGACGACAGATGCTACAGACACAAAGTACGTCACCACCTGGGACGAGAGGCTCTGGGGGATTTCGTATAAAGGACAACTCTGGTACGCTACCTCGATAGGGACAGAAACTAACGATGCCGTTCTTCCCCTTCCCGATGGGTCGATAACTAAACTGTTCGTTTCCAGAAATGCGTTCGGCGTGCCGATTATCTACGCTGCAACGACGCAAGGGCTTTTCGCTCACAACGCAGACAACGCGATGTGGGAGGAGACCCAGATGAGCTTCCCGATCCATCCAGATAATGGAAAGGGAACTGTTCAGTGGAGAGAATCCGTATACATCCCGTCAGGGAATGGGATCTATAAATACATCAATGGAAGCAACTCAGCCGTTATTACCATTGTTGGGCCCGACAGGGATGATGGCCTACCTAAAGACAATCGAGGGGCAATACGGTACCTCTCAGGCTCTCACAACGAGCTTCTGGCTGGGGTTGACGCTCAGGCAGGCCCTGGGTCAGTGTCGCTTGGGTCAGTTCCTTATCAGTGGATCTCCCATGTGGGGTCACCCGTAATCGCTGATGACTCGGGGTTCAGCACGATCCTTGGGTACAACGAGATGGGCTGGGAAGTGAAGTGGCAATCAGGCGAGAAGGGCAAGCCACTGGACTCCATCCATGTGTCGGATGCCTATGGGGAGTATCGGGTATATTGGGGACACAACAACATTGTCCACCACATGGACTTGCCAAAGGATATTATCAATCCGTCTCAGGTATCAGAGTTTGCTTATGCAACGCAAGGTATCCACGAGACACCGTGGTTCAATGCTGGTCAGAGTGAGGTGAATAAGCTTGCGCTCAAGCTACGGATAGAGGCGCAAGACCTCAGCTCTACGTCGAAGATCAAGGTGGAGTACGCGCTAGATTATGTTGATTCGACAGCTAATGACTACACGACTGCGGTAGGAACCCTTGATTCTACGGAAATGGGTGCAACATCAGGTACCTATGCGTACACATTTGGCTCCAAGGCAGGGGTGGTGTTTCGAGCGATCAAGTTTCG